AACGAAGCCACACGGCTGTACCGCTTGGTCTGACCCTTTTCGTACATCGCACCCATTACTTTTTCCTCGCTGCTTTGCGGCCTTCGCTCAAAGCAATGGCTACGGCCTGTTTGGGGTTACGGACAATATTTTTGCTCTTACCGCTATGAAGCGCGCCAGCTTTGAATTCACGCATAACGGTCGCGACCTTGGCGGGCTTAGCTTTTATTCCTCCGCCAATGTTCTTCTTCACTACTCCGCCTTCCGCACAATTCCAAACCCGAAGGCTCTTGTTGATACGGCTGTTGGGATCATTCGCTGTTTTTGAGCTAGTGAGCTTCTTTTTCATACCCTTCATACGGGCACAGAAGCTATCTCGACGAGAGCCGCCCTCGGGTTGAGGACGCTTGAGCCCCGGCTTACCGGGATTGGCTCGGTTATACGCGGCTCGTCCCTTGGCATTTAACCCACCCTTGGGGTTCTTGCCTTCAGCTCGCTGCCATGCTGGGGTTCTAGCCATCACGAGTTCTCTATATAAACGAGTTCAAACGTAGCTGTGGTATAAAAATTAGTCCCGCTAATAGCCGCAGCTCGACATTCAATGTCGGTCTTCTCTGGAAGCGCGATGGGGTACTCAAAGTCAAACGGGACAAAACCGTTATTCAACGTAACTTCCGCTGCAACCCGCATAACCCCCCCAAAAGGGCGGAAACACAACTGCCCTAAAAGGGCATGTGTGGCATTATTCGACGCTCCTGACAAAGACCCATGGGAGATGTACGCCGTATATCCAGCAGGAACCGTCCACACCGCCATCAGCGTCTGGTTAGCTCCGACCGGAATTTCCGCATAAATCGTCGCGGGGACTCCTGAAGTCACCGTACCGGTACCAACGTAAATCGTTCCCGCAGCAGTTCCGCCGCTACCAGCAGACGCAACAAATGCCCTGAAGACTCTGAGATACGAATTTGTCGTATTGACTTCGGTCTGGCCGTCAAGAATTACGGTTTCCGTAATCTCGTTGTAGTTAGCGTCAAGTCCGTAGACTTGGATAGTTCTAGCGCCGGTACCATCCTCTGCGTCATCGGTGCTAGAACTTGAGACCTTCATCACAGACGCAGCGGCGGGATAAGCGTAAAGCCCCCCTGCACTCCAGATCGTCTCCAACGACCCACTTACGTCAGTGTTCGAGCCGTACTTGAATAGGGTCTTGTGGTACGTAATCTGCCCACGAGAAACCTGTAACTCCCACGGCTCATACAATCCCATCCTTGTGATTGAGGACTTGATTGCCATTTAACAGTTATCCGTAAAAGAAAGTTACGGAAGTTACGTTTGTCAGAGTAACGTAGGGATCTTCCTCAAACAGCACCCCCTGCCCCGGAATAAGTACCGTTCGAGGGTTGATTGCAGAAGCGGGCGTATCAATTTTGATAAGCTCCGTGCCCCCAGAACCCCCGCTCTTGAACGACACGCTTCCTGCCGTAGCACTAGGCACATAATAAACCGCTTTGATACGGGCGCGAGGGAGCCCCACCTGAGACGCCCCCGTCGCATCCATATACTTAGCCTTTACGTCTGTTTGCATTGCAGCAAACTCCTATTAGGCGGAGACAGGGTTCTGAGCACCGTCAGAGTTACGCTGAACGTAAGAAACCGTAATAATCGCGCGGCCAGCCGTCAGGGTCGCAGTACCTACAGCCACACGTACGTAAACGGTTGTATCAGCGGAAGTAGAGGTCTGCCAAGCAAGCTGAGTGGCCGCAGTAGTAGTGCCACGGAAACGCCCACCAGCGGTAGAAGCAATCGCCGCCATAAGCTGCGCCCCACCAGAGGCACTGCCAACAGAAACAGTCATAGATCCGGCGGTAGCTGCGACCACCTGATCGACCGTAATGTCGGTAATCTGCGACCCCTTCGGGAGGTACATAGCCAGCGCGTCAACGTTACCAACCCCGGTGCCGGTAAGATCGCCGGTGTCATACGACTGGGCGAGAACAACAAGGCCGGTATTACGGGTTGCGCCCTCACGGACAGTGCCCGAACGGATCGGGCCAGAAAAGGTAGAAAAGCTCATAAATTGTCCTCACATGCGAGTTCGGTATATCCATCTGCATGTCGTCAGCCGGGGGGGCTGTGCGGATATACCGGGGTACCCCGGTTAAACTACATATAATCTATCTAGCGCAAAAAGAAAAGGGGGCCGAAGCCCCCTCTCTTATTAGGTCGAACCGGGAGATCCAAAGATACCCAGCGGATCGGACACACCGAACGAATAACGCTCGCGGGCCTTATAACGCACGTTGCCGGTATCGAAGTCACCATCCATCGAGGTGGACATCGGGGAACGAACAAAGTGCTTCAGGCCGTTCGGAACGTCGGTCGTCAGGAACCAAGCATTTACGTCGGTCAACCAGTGGTTAACCGTGTAGCCGCCCGGGATCGAACCGTTGTTCTTCAGAGCGTTGATGTCGTTGTCGTTGGTACCAACACGCAGCTCGGTTTCGAGCAGGCGGGTCGCAACGAACTGGAGCGCCGGAGGAATAATCAGCTTCTTCGGCTTCGCAGCGATGAGCAGACCGCGTTCGTCCGTCCAAGCAGCGATCTGAATAACCGCAGCTTCAAGCGAAGTCTCGTTGAGGTCCGCACCCGTCGTAGGACGGTTGCTGTTGGTGCCACCAGAAACCAGCGGATGGTCGGTCGCGCAGAGAACCTTGCCGTCACCGTAGGTGGGGCCGCCCGTGAAGGCGTTGTTCAGGGTATACGCAGCCTTGACCTGCTTGGTATAAGCCATCGCGCGAGCGAGAGCCTTGGTGTAACGCGAAGACAGAGAATCGTAAAGGTTGTCCTCTACTGCTTCTTCCGTAATCGAGAAGCCCATGGCAATCGTCTCGTGGTTGTAGCGAGCGGTCCACGCTTCCTGCGCATTGTCGTACGCAATAGCGGCACCTTCACTCTTGACCGGAGCGGCGGCAAAGCCAGACAGCTTGGTTTCTTCCTCGAAGGAACGCTCGGAGGTCTCAGTCTCGTAGATCTCCTTGTGCTCCTCGCCATAGCGGTTGTACTCCAGACCAAACAGCGCATTAAGGCCGGGCAGGAGTTCCTTAAGAAGTTGGGAACGTGAAATAGCCATTTTTAATAACTCCTAACCTTAGACGGCGATGCCAGTCGAGTTGTAGTACTGATGCACGCCAAAGTTGAACTTAACCAGAACTTCTGGGTAAGTGTCGTCCGGCGTAATAATGTCAACAACGCGCATCGCCAGCGTAGCGGTGTCCGTGACAGACCCCCAGTTTGCGCCGGTATCCAGCACCGTCTGAGACAGCCCAGTCGTCGCGCTACCAGTGAACGTCTTCAGCGCAGCGTTACCGCCAATCGCGCCACGAGCCCCGTTAGTACGAGTGCCAATAGCCGTATCAGCCTGAATAGAATAGAGCTGATCCGGGTCGTCGTTAACGCGAATCCACACATCGGAGTATCCGGAGGTGATTGCGCCTGAAGGCAGATACTGCGCATACAGCGGCTGCTTGGTATCCGGCGAGACATAACGCACGCCAACGCACACGCCGATCGCGGTATTCGTGGTCGTCGGAGTAGCCGCACGAGGTGTAACCACCCCGTCGGTGTTGATGTACATAACAGCGCCGGTGTAATACGCGGCAGCGACGTTGCTCGGAAGATAAAACTCCCGAATCGTGCCACCGTTGAAGGACTGACCACCGATCAGATTGATCGGCTTCAGCCCATAAGGGGAAGCTACATTAGCCATTGAAGACTCCTAAAATTATTTAGCTAGACCTTTCCCAAACGTAACCTGCGTCTTCTTGTCTTTGAAGAGCGGCATACGCGGGTCATTCTCACGCATAAAGTTATTATCGACAGCCTGCATTTCTGCTTCAGTCTTGTCCCGATAATACGCAGTACGCTGATTAGCAAATTCTTCCGGCATTTTGCACAAAAGCAGTCCGCCGGTTTCGATACCATCCTTAAACCGACTGTTTGGGTCGGCCATAGTGAACGCCTCAGGATGGTCTGAGGCTTTGACGGGTTCCCAACCTTCTCGAAATTTGGACGAGACGTTGTTTACGTCAGGGGTGCCCATAGTGCTGACACGAACGTAACGGTACGCATACCCCTCTTCGTGGTTGATTTCCGGGAGGATACTCGGCGGAGCCCAGCTTTTTGGACGGGCTGCTGTTTCGCGCGTATCCGCTTCGCGGCTGTTACGGTTTTCAGACATTTGCGTTCCCCATTTCTAGTTTAAGTAGCTCACGGGCGTATTGCTCGGGAGTCAAATTAAGACGTTTAGCCAAACTCACTTGTGAAGCGGTCAACGTCACCTTTTTAGGCCCGGTCGTTCGTCGCGCAGAAGCCACCACTGTCGCGGGTCGCTTTCTGTCCGCCTTGAACTTTTCAGGGAATCTAGACCGTATCTCTTTGTCGATACTGTCATAATATTCGTCTGAGGTCGGGTCTACGCCGTTACCTACCAATTCTTCGTGAAGTCCAAACGCAAAACTCGTCATTACACGATCTTCCCCAAACCATTTATTCCGTTCTTGCCACGAAAGAGCTTTGGGATCGGGTTGCGGGGCTTGCTGGGGTTCAGCCTGCGCTGACCACTGCCCTGCGTCTATATTATGTACAGAGAAATCTGGTGCTTGTAAAGACTCCTGATAATCATATACAGGGGTATAGTTTTCAGCATTCCGAAGATTAATCTTCGCCGCCATGAGTTTTTCTTGGGCGTCGGCGACTTTATCGGCGTCCCCAGACTCATAAGCCTCCTTGAATTCACGCTTGGCGAGTTCAAGTTCCCGCGAAAAAGACTGCTTCGCGGTACCAATATAAACCTTCTCACCGTCCCCAAGGGTCTTCTTAAGTGTTTGATTTTCATAGGCAAGTCGCTGCGCAATCTTAACCGCTTCGTCCCTTTCACGGGCAGCGGATTCCTTGGCGCGGCGCTCATCATGCCAAACTTTCTTAAGCTGTTTGGCCTTTTCCTTGGAGAATTCGTCAAGCTCATCTACTTCCAGCTTATCGACGATTTCCTTGGGCATAGGCTCTCGGCCTCGGTCCTCTTCAGGAGTATCGTCCTCGATTTCAATCTCAAGGCTGTCCTCATTTTCGGTTGCGGACAGATCTTTATCTTCTGCGTTTTGTAGCGTACTCATAATTCCAGCTCCTGTTATCGACCGCGTTCAATGCCGCGAGGATCTTCGACCACACCCTCTACGGAGTCGTCATTAATCAATCGGAAAGACCGGCCATGAATATTCAACCGCGTCCCGGTGTGCGGGCGCACAATGATGAAATCGCCTTCCTTGCAGTATGGACCCGTGGGAAACCGTGATTCATCTTTGTAGCAATCCGGCCCCATCTTCACGACAAAAAGCACCGTTGCCAGCAACTCTTCATCCTTTATGGTCCTCTCCGCCTTGAGCAGCCCGCTGTCAAACTTGGCTTCAATCTCCGGAAGCGCACAAAGGATCCTGTACCCCTTGGGCTCTGGAAGTTGCTTCGCCTTCTGAGCTTCAGTCAAAAGCGGTTCATCTTCGAGGGTTTGTGCCTCTACTACTGCATTCATTAATATTCCTCCATTGTTCTCTTAAGATCTTCTATATAGGTTTTAACACTCAACAATCCATTCATAACTCCACAGATATATCTGTAATCTGCGTAGTCTTTGGCAACCCCTGAAGCCAAATCCTCTTTTACATCTTCATAACGCTCTTTAATTTTATCTAACATTAAATCCAAAACATCCATTATTCAGTACCTTTGTTTTTATTTGGCGTTTGTGACGCTTGCGCGGGCTGTAGAAGCTGCTGGATCGCTTGTCGTTGTTGTGCAATTTCCTGCGCTTCCCTATCTTCCTGCTTCAGCCCCATTTGTATCGCTAACTTGGTGCCTTCAATAAGCTGCTTGATGGACCGGTCTTTGTCCTTATTCTGGGATTCCTCATCAATCCGCCCGGCCTCTAGCACCAACTTCGACCTCTCCATCTCAAGCCGCTGCTTATCCAACTCCAGCGCCGCCATCTCCTTTTGGGCTTTCATATCCAGCTCTTGCTTCCGCAAATTCAACTCTTCCCTCTGAATGATGTTCAGCGGGTCTTGAGCCTCTTCCTGCTGTTGCTGTTGCTGTACTTCAGCCTGATTCTTCTGCTGGAGTTGCTTGGCCGCTTCGGCGGTGAGCTTGGAAATCTGGACTTCAAGTTCTTCCGGCAGTTTCTCGTCTTCCGGAGGCAACGCCGTACCCAACTGTTCCTCGATCTGCTTGCGGTACAGAAATGCCACGTGCTCGGCAACATGCGCCGCACCCGCCGCCATCATGTTCTGCGCGTTGGGGTTCTGCTGCATAATCTGTTGGATCTTGGGGTCTTGTGCCATGGACATGTGTACCGCGATATGCGCTTCGTGATCCTGATACAAGAATGCCTTAACCGGTTTACCCGTAAGAAGCGCCATGTTTTCGGACACAGGATCCATAGGCTTTGCGTCGTCTTCGTTCGGCAGAACCTTGTTCAGATTCTTCACACCCAACGTCTCCAACATCTGCCGATGCAGCTCCTTCATGTCGTACATCTGCGGGGCCGTCTGGGCCAACTGCATCACCGCCTGATACTGCACAACCTTCTGGGCCATGGTGCTGGAGTTCGGATCTGACACGGGGATAACTTCCACCATGTCGTAGTCCTTCTGCTTGGCCTTGCGCCCACCGGTATCCGGCTCGTAGGCGTACTCTTTAGGCGCAAAATCCCGGATGATCGACGCCAATACCCGAAATTCACGCTTCATCGCGTAATGCACCCGCGCTTGGACGGATGTCATTACCTTCAACGTACGCTCCAGAATAGCCAGCGTGGTCCCAACGGGAGACTGCGAGGACATATCTGCGACTTTGAGATCTGAAGTGGACGCGAACTTGCGCCCTTCTTCCACGATAGTCCCCAGCAACTGATACAACACCTGCGACGGCTCCTTGTATGGCAGCGTCATGATGTTGTCTTTGATTGTTCCGGACGCTACGTCCACATCTCGGAACTCGCCGGGGGAGATCGGCGTATCATCTCCCTTGATCCGCATACCCCTTGTCTTGAAGCCCCCGGGGAGGTTGGAGAGGGTGCCTGCATCGACTAGCTGTCGGATCAATGACGTACCGGACTTAGCAAAACTCCCCAACAAATGCACCAGACCAAAGGCATAGAACCCAAAGCCCGGGATGTAGGGGTAATGTACAAAGTGCTCGCGCTTTATTTTCTTCTCGTCTTCAGGAGCCCAGTTGCGATAAATAGAGAGAATAGTCTCAGTGGTTTTCTCTATGGTCACGACATACGGAAGGGCAATCCCCTCCTCTGACTCTTCCTTGGCCTCGTCGTCATCCTCCTCATACTCCGACAGGTCCAAGTTGACGTGCATCTCTAGAATTTTAAATCGATCATCGGAAGTTGCACTGAAGCCCATATTTTCCGCAATCTTCTTCTCAACTTCATCCAAGTCACCTTTGCGTGGCTCACCCAGATCAACGTCAAGATAGAAGCCCGCAGCCTGAAGTTTGCGAATTTCATTCTTCGATTTCCTCATTACATGAGTAATGCGTTCCGCCGTCTCAAGGTTAGACGCGCCGTAAGGAACAACTAAGTCCTCGGCAGGCACGTAAAGCGCCGTCGGGCGATCCAGCGACGGGTCGTAATACACCTTCTTGAACGCATTCCCGCTGAGACCCAACCCCCACAACAGCCGCTCATGCTCCGGGCGATACTCAGTCATCACCTCAGTAAGTTGGAAATTCATGTCGTCTCGGACGTTCTCGGCGGCACGAATCTTTTCAGGGCTCTCTTTCCCGATAATCTTCGTCTTAACCGGTCCCATTGCAGGGAACGTCTCCATGATAGTCTCGGCTTGGAACTTAACGAGCGCCTCAGAAAGCAACGGGTGGAACACGCCACATGCGCCTGCCCATGGCTCCATGCGCTTCTCGATCTTCAACCCCAATAGTTCCATGCCGTCGATGTAGGTCTGGAGCCAATCCTTACGAGAGGACAGGTCTCCTTCAAAATCTTCAATCAGGTCAGAGGCAAGAGAAGCCAGCACGGACTCCGGCATGTCTTCCGCCAAATTCTCAAAAAACTCGCTGTCCTTATCTTCATCCTCAATCTTTGGAACCCCCAGAAGCTCATCCATATCAAATTCGATTTCAGATTCCTCCTCAACCTCCTCGTCAGGCAGGGTGCTTCCGTCGTCTACGATTTCTACTTCGATTTCCGGCATCTCGTTTTCGTCAAGCTCAGCCATGGATTCTTCCTCTTAGTAATACGGTTTGCGATTCTGGTTTCTGTATTTCCAGTGCAGGTCCTCGTCCGGCTCGTCAAGCACAGACCGTACGTAACCTCCCTGCCTGAACCGCGCTAACGCCATGGAAACGGAGTCCACATAATCGTCGTGCTCCCCCGCAGGAAATGAAGCCACTTCTTCCACAACCTCTTCCGCCCAGCGGGTTTCCGGCGTCCAAACTCTACCAGAAGCAAAGATGTCAGAAACTGCATTTAATCGAGAAATCTTGTCGTTACCCTTGGTTGGCGTGAACTCCTGCACGGGGATCCCCATGGACCGCAGCTCGTAAATCAGCGGGGCTCCACTCGCTTTTTTCTCAATAATCACGCCGTCCGGTTGCCACTCCTTATATTGGTCTAATACCAACCGTTTTAACTCAGGAAACTCTAACCGGTCACGGAACGCATTAAGCAAAATGATATTTGCTTGGGGGCGCCCTTTTTCCTCTTTGGGAAGTTCCGGGTCACTACCGTCGTCATTTCTATAAAACACACCCCATATAGTACACGCAGAATAGTCCGCGCGGTTGTGTTTTTCAAATGCTGTATCCCAAGACATCAGAATAAATTCGCAAGGCGGTGGGTCTTCTTTTTCCCATAATTGCCACCACTCTCTTTTGATAATGGCGCTGGCGTCGGAAGTCGGGTCCTGCATGTACTGGGCAGACCACTTTGGGAACGGTAGCTCGTTTCGCAGGACTTCCAGCTCTTCGAGCGGCCAAAACTCTGGCCAGAGGGGGTTCCCCGAAGGTAAAATGGCAGGGAAGTCGATCACTTCCCACTCCTCCCCGTCCCGCAATGCGGCAGCCTTCAGGACTTGCGCAGTCAAGTCCCGCTTAGACCACCGAGTCATCACTATTACAATCGCGCCTCCGGGTTGAAGTCGCTGTCTCGGCCCGGAGGTGTACCACTCATAGGTCTTGTCGTAGACCTCGGGGTTCGATTCGGCAATCGTGGCCTCTTGTTCTGAGTGTGGGTCGTCAATAATGAGCAAATCCGCACCTTTTCCTGTTACCGCACCGCCGACGCCGATAGCGAAATAATCACCTCCCTTAGACGTGTTCCACCTACCGGCAGCTTTCGAGTCCACTTGGAGCACAGTGTTAGGGAATATTTCTCGATATTTGTCTTCGTCAACCAAATTTCGGACTTTTCTACCAAAATTGACCGCCAATTCGGCGGTATGGGAGGTCTGGATGACCTTTTTCTCGGGAAATTTACCCAAAAACCACGCCGGAAGAAGGTAGGAGGCGAATTCCGACTTCGTATGCCGGGGCGGCATATTAATGATGAGTCGTTTCACCTCTCCGCGTGCCACTCGCTCGAACGCACGGGCCATCTTTGCGTGGTGCCTGCCTGAAATGAACTCAGGCCACATGGCTTTTACGAAAACTATGAAATCATCGTGGGCTTTTTGTTTAGCTAAAGCTTTTTCGTAACGTTCTAAGTCAATAAGAATGTCACGTTTATCTGTTTCGGAGAGGGACGAAAGGTTATTGAGCAGGGCTTGGACCTCTGCTGCGGTTAAATTAAGCTCAGCGTTCAAGACTTTATTCTTCGTCTTCAACATCTTCGTTGTCTTCTACCTCTTCTTCCTCTTCATACTCTTCGTATTCTCCTTCCTCTAACTCCTCGTCGTCTTCAACGAGTTCTGCTTCCTCGATCTGTATATTCTCGCGTCCTAGCAGGCGATTGAGTTTCTCTTTAATAGCGTGTTCGATCTGCGCCGGCGAGGTCGTCGTAATATTGATTTCGCTCTTCTCCACAAACAGACCCACATCCGAGATTTTTCCTAGCAACTCAAGTGCACGCAGCTCGTCCTTGGTATTCCCACAGCCGGAAATCTCTACTAGGCGGTTCGTGATGTAGGTCCGGAGCTGGAAAACGTCTTTCACGACCTGCCGGTCGTACTCATTTAATAGTGCGGTCAGCTTGAGCGCTGCGCCGGTCGCGATAGGGGCAGAGGCAGACATACTTTTATTGGGTACCACCACGGGTGCAGGCACGTAGCCTCGGGGGAAAATCTTATGGCCTCCCACCTTATCTATAGCTTCTTGCACCGTTGAATTGAAACTCTGTAACAACTCCAGAGGCTCCGCCCCCTCGTACTCCTCCGCAGTGGGCATTCCCCAAGAAATAAGTAGGTGTGTTGTGTCGGAGATAATCCTAGCAACCTCCTCGGGCGACCGCTTGTGTTTTCGCGGCGGCGCACGCCGTGCATCTTCTTCTACAGCGACGATATTCATCTCGTCGTCGTACTCAGCCTCGTGCAAATCCAACGCGACAAGGAACGTCGGAACTACGAAAACGTGGCCGGGTTTAATCAGAGAATTCATAGGGGGGAGAAAATACAGGAAATCCAGAAAAACATAAATAGTAAATATACCCCCCGTGTATGGGACCCAATCAGAAAAACAAAGGGGGG